TATAAACGACAACATAAGAGGTAAAAAACTATTTAAAGAAGGGAGTTCTAAACAACTTGCATCTAAAGGTAGTGATGGAGAAATAACTGTATCTAAAGAGATATCAGATGATTTAGCATCATTAACAGATGTTAGTGATGTATTTAATGATGATGGATTATATCAGATTAATAGATTTTTAATAAAACAAATTGAAGATCTTAGAGAGGATGTAGAAGAACTACATGCGTTTATAAAGGATGCTTTTGGTAAAGACTCTTCATCTGCAGCTTCACAAGGTGCTAAAGGAGATACTGGAGCTCAGGGTCCAGCTGGCGCAGATGGAACTAATGGTTCTAATGGAAAAAACGGAGCTGATGGCAATAGTCATTTATCCAGTGTGCACTCTATAGTGTTTAACGCTAAATCAAAAAAAATAAATATAGTTCTTCTAGAAGGTAAAGGCGGCGAAGACGAAGTTACATATCAATTAGAAGTAGCGAATTAATAAAATTATGCTTAAAACTTTTTGGGACGAATTTAACGATAACTTAGAAGGACAAGTTAAAAATGTAAACGGTAGCTTTATGTTCATACCTTATATGTATGGATTAGATGATCATATATACAAAAGTTACATAAAAGAGTTATTAAAGCTAGACTGGTTGCATCATAAATTATATGTAGTTGGAGGTATACTTGAAGGTTTTCCAACAACAGATATAGATATATGTGTAACGGGTAAAGCTGATTATAGAACTAGAGAGTTAATGTTGCAAGCTAGAGCCATGGGGCCTTTTGATATGTATTGGGTTAAAACTTACGATAAAATATTTAAAGGTAAAGACAACGGAATAAAAGTTTGGAAGTTTGCTAAAGCACACGATCGTTGGACTAAACACGGCAAACAATGGAACGGTAAATGGAAGAAAAATGGATTATTTCACATGTCTGGATTGTTTCAACCAAAAGAAAATAGAAAATACAAAAAAAACGCAAAACAAATAAATTAATACAATGATAACATATAATTGGAACTGCAAGACAGTAGATGTATATCTTCAATCAGAAGGCGAAACAAATGTGGTTTATAACGTGCATTGGATTGTGACTGGTGTTTCAGAAGAATTAGATGCAAATGAAAAACCATATTTAGCAACCAGTATAGGAACCCAAATAGTGTTAATAGATCCTGATACTGATTTTATAGATTTTGAAGATTTAACTAATGAAATAGTTGTAGAATGGACAAAAAATGCTATTGGTGAAGAACAACTTCAAAAAATTGAAGAACATATTTCTTATCAAATAAATGAACTAGTAAACCCAACGTCTATTACTATGACAATAGAAAATTAAAGTAACGCTTAAATGCGTAATACTTAACTATATGTAAAACAACTTAAATTTAATAAAATGGCAAAAAAAATAAAAAAAGAAGAATTAACTAAACTTCAAGAATTAGTAAAAAACCATAATCAACACCAATTAAGATTAGGTGAATTAGAAATTACTAAGCACGAATTACTACACAGCGTGTCAAGCATACAGCAAGATCTTCAAAAGTTTCAAGACGAACTAAAAGAATCTTACGGCGAGGTTAGCATTGATATAAATGACGGTAAAATAGCAAAAAATGAGCCTAGTAAGAAAGATTAGTATAGGCCGAGATTATAAAAATGACGCTATGCATTACGCCGTTGGTCAAGAGGTGTACGGTGGTCATGTTATAGAAAGTATAATAGAAGAAGAAGACAAGTATTCTATTTATATTAAAAAAAACAACGAAACACTTCCGTGGAAAGACTTTAATAAAAACATGGCAATTGCTGTCGAGTATAATTTAGAGTATTAATGAATAGTGTTTTTGATTTTATAGTAAAACCATTTAGCAAAAGAAATAATAATAAAGTTGAATTAAATGGTTCTGAGTTAATATTAAACACAGAAATGCAAAACCACCAATATGTGAGCAGGCATGGCGTTGTTGTTTCAACACCATTAGCTTATTGTTCTGAAATAAAACCAGGTGATGAAGTAATAGTACATCATAATGTTTTTAGAAGGTTTTATGATGTAAGAGGTAAAGAGAAAAATAGCAGAAGCTACTTAAGAGAAGACTTATTTCTTGTTCAACAGAACCAAGTATATGCTTATAAAAGAAGCGAAGAATGGAGAGCTGTTAAAGGTTTTTCTTTTATCAAGCCGCTACAGCAGATTGATACAATGCAGTTAAGCAATGAGATTGTAGGTAAAGGCGTAGTAAAGCATAGCGATGGCTACATGGAAAAAGGTGCGTTAGTTTCTTTTAAACCAGGTTCAGAGTACGAGTTTTTTATAGAAAACGAAAGACTATATAGGGTTCCAAATAAATTTATTACAATTAAATATGAATATAAAGGAAACGAAGAAGAGTATAATCCAAGCTGGTCACAAAGCAGTTGAGGAGTTAATAAAAGTTGCAAAAGAGCCTATTGTTGATTCAGATGATGATATATCTGCTGATAGACTTAAAAACGCAGCAGCAACTAAAAAACTAGCTATTTTTGATGCTTTTGAAATATTAACAAGAATACAATCAGAAGAAGCTATTTTAGAAGATAAGCCAAAAGATGAAAGTAAAAAAACTTTTAGTGGTTTTGCAGAAAGGAGGTCTAAATAATGTACGAGCAGAGTTTATATAAAATAATACAACCTGTAAAAATAAACACATTAAACAGATTAAATAAATCTAAAAAATGGAAATATGGCTATAATAAAGAAAATGATATTATAGTTATAAGCAAAACAGGTCAAATAGGTGAAGTATACGAAATACAAGGGCTTAAAATAGCGCTTCCTAAGGCTCCAAAAAATTTAATTAAAGGCAACAACTGCTGGGAGCCTGAAAAATATCCTAAAGAGCTTAAAAACATTGCAAGCGTATTTGAATGGAGAGATTACCCCAGCAGCTTCAAGGCTAAGTGGGAAAATTATATTGATAATGAATTTAAAAAAAGAGAAGAAGGTCATTGGTTCTATAATAGAAGCCTGGCTACTTACATTACTGGCACTCATTTTATGTACTTGCAGTGGTCCAAGATTGATGTTGGGAAGCCAGACTTTAGAGAAGCAAACAGACTATTCTTTATATTCTGGGAAGCTTGTAAAGCCGACTCACGATGTTATGGAATGTGTTATCTTAAGAACCGCCGTTCCGGATTCTCTTTCATGTCTTCAGCAGAAACCGTTAATTTGGCAACAATTACATCAGATGCACGGTACGGTATCTTGTCTAAGTCTGGTTCCGATGCTAAGAAAATGTTCACAGACAAAGTCGTACCAATATCAGTCAACTACCCGTTCTTTTTCAAACCCATCCAGGACGGTATGGACAGGCCAAAAACCGAGCTCGCCTATAGAATACCTGCCTCCAGACTTACCAGAAAGTCAATACAAAACAAAAAAGATCAAGAATTACTTGAAGGATTAGATACAACGATTGACTGGAAAAACACTGGCGATAATAGTTATGACGGTGAAAAATTAGCTTTATTAGTACATGACGAAAGTGGTAAATGGGAAAGACCCGATAATATATTAAATAACTGGAGAGTTACAAAAACCTGTCTAAGGTTAGGATCTAGAGTTATTGGTAAATGTATGATGGGTTCAACTTCTAATTCATTAGATAAAGGTGGAGAAAATTTTAAAAAACTATACTACAACTCAGATGCTAGTAAAAGAAACAGGAATGGACAGACTAGCTCAGGATTATATTCTCTGTTCATACCTATGGAATGGAACTACGAAGGATTCATTGATTCTCATGGACACCCTGTTTTCGATACTCCAAAAAAAGCGGTTAAAGGGCCTCATGGCGACTCAATAGACATAGGTGTTGTAGAGCATTGGAACAACGAAGCAGATGGCTTAAAAGGCGACCAAGACGCTTTAAACGAGTTTTACAGACAGTTTCCAAGAACTGAAGAACATGCTTTCAGGGACGAAACAAAAAACAGTATATTTAATTTAGTAAAAATATACGAACAAATAGATTACAATGAAGACTTGAGAAACACTAATGTTGTTTCTACAGGAAGTTTTCAATGGCAAAACGGAGTAAAAGACAGCGTGGTAAGTTTTTTACCAAACTCTAACGGAAGATTTAAATTAACTTGGGTGCCAAATTACTCTTTACAAAATAAGCAAGTTTTAAAAAATGGTATAAAACATCCAGGTAATGAACATATAGGTGCTTTTGGTTGTGATAGTTACGATATCTCAGGAACAGTTGATGGAAATGGATCTAAAGGTTCTTTGCATGGATTAACTAAGTTTTCAATGGAAGATGCTCCACCTAATTCTTTTTTTTTAGAATACGTGGCTAGACCACAAACGGCAGAAATGTTTTTTGAAGATGTTTTAATGGCTTGTGTTTTTTATGGCATGCCTCTTTTAGCTGAAAATAATAAACCTAGATTATTATATTATTTTAAAAGAAGAGGTTACAGAGGTTATTCAATGAATAGACCTGATAAGATATGGAACAAGCTGTCTGTTGCGGAAAAAGAAATAGGTGGCATACCAAATTCTAGTGAAGATATAAAACAAGCTCATGCTGCTGCTATTGAGTCTTATATAGATAAGTATGTAGGATTAAAATCAGATTCACAATATGGTGATATGTATTTTAACAGAACTCTAGGTGATTGGGCTAAGTTTGATATAAACAAAAGAACAAAATTTGATGCAGCTATAAGTTCTGGGTTAGCTATAATGGCTTGCAATAGGCACTTATATAGACCTGTTGCTAAAATAGAAAAACAACCAATAAATATAAAAATCGCTAAGTTTAGTAATGGCGGTAGTTTATCAAAAATAATAAAATAACATATGGCTGATTCAGTTGTAAAAAGTTTTTTTCCTAGTCAAGTTACTAGTGATCAAGAAAAAGCCTCTCAAGAGTATGGCTTAAAAGTTGGTAGAGCTATACAAGACGAGTGGTTTAAAACTACAAACGGTGCTAATAGATACAGAAGTAACCAAAACACATTTCATAGGCTAAGATTATATGCTAGAGGCGAGCAGTCAATACAAAAGTATAAAGATGAATTATCTATAAATGGTGATTTGTCTTATCTTAATTTAGATTGGAAACCAGTTCCTATTATACCAAAGTTTGTTGATATTGTTGTTAACGGTATATCAGAAAGAACTTTTGACATAAAAGCATATTCTCAAGATCCTTATGGTATAAGTAAGCGTACTGCTTATATGGAATCTATAATAAGAGATTTACAAACTAAAGAAATTAACGAATATGTTAACGAAAACTTAGGTGTAAATCTTTTTGAAAACAAACCTGAATCATTACCAGAAACAAAGGAAGAACTTGAGTTGCATATGCAGTTAACATATAAGCAAAATGTTGAAATTGCAGAAGAGCAAGCTATAAATGTATTACTAGATGGTAATAAATATGATTTAACAAGAAAGAGAGTTAACTACGACTTAACAACTCTAGGTATTGGTGCTGTAAAAAATAGATTTTCTGAATCTGAAGGTGCCGTCGTAGAGTATGTTGACCCTGCTTATTTAGTTTACTCGTATACGGAGTCTCCTTATTTTGATGATATATATTATGTAGGTGAAATAAAGTCAGTTCATATAAATGAATTAAAAAAGCAGTTTCCTAATCTTAGTAAAGATGATTTAGAAGCTATAAGCAAGACATCGTTTCAAAGCAGCGGCTCTTATGACACAACAATGTCAAATTATGATAACTCTGACTCTAATACTGTTCAGATATTATATTTTAATTATAAAACCTACATGAACGAGGTTTATAAAGTTAAAGAAACATCTACAGGTGCTGAAAAGATAATAATAAAAGATGATCAATTTAACCCGCCAGAAGAAATACTAGAACAATATGGTATACAAAAAATAGGTAGATCTTTAGAGGTTTTATATGAAGGTGTTTTAGTCTTAGGAACAGATAAATTACTTAAATGGGAAATGGCTAAAAACATGTTAAGGCCTAAAAGCGATTTCACCAAAGTTAAAATGAACTACAGTATCTGTGCGCCTCGTATGTATAAAGGTCAAATAGAGTCTTTAGTAAGTAGAATTACTGGCTTTGCTGATATGATACAACTAACGCACTTAAAACTACAGCAAGTATTATCGCGTATGGTGCCAGATGGTGTTTACTTAGACGCTGATGGTTTAGCGGAAGTTGATCTTGGCAATGGCACAAACTACAACCCTCAAGAAGCTTTGAATATGTTTTTTCAAACAGGTTCTGTTATAGGTAGATCATTTACACAAGAAGGAGACTTAAA